TGAAGTTGCAACGAAATTAGTATGGAATAAGTTTTTAGAAGATAAACCTAATTTAATGAAATTGCAAGGTGACCAAAACGTAATGTCAAAATTAGTGATGAAAAGTGAACATAAGAAAGTAATGCCAGACGAATGGACATATTCTTATAAATGGCATAGTAGACAAGACCCTAGATTTCATAAAAGTGAGTGGAAGTTTGAATTGAAAGAAAAAGCTAAGGTTGCAGTATTCCACGGTAGACCTTTTCCTCACGAATCTACACAGGAATGGGTCAAAAAAGAGTGGAATTAGAACAAAACTAGAACAAATATCTCTAAAAACCGCATAAAATAGTGTTTTTTCTTCTTGACTTTAGGGTAAAAAACTGATAGTATATACACATACTATGAAAATAAACACTATGAAAAAAACAAATCAAGTAAAATTAAATGACGTTGACTATACATTTAACGTATGTTATTTAAGAGAATATATGGATCCTGAAAACGAAGGAGAATTCTTTTATGCATATGAAACTGTATATAGAAACGTTCCTTATAAATTCAAAGACAAATTTAAAACAGATTCTATGAAGATGAAGATTCTTAAATTTTGTGATTGGAACTATAAAGAAACTGCTAAGAACTTTGAAAATGTAACTAAAATTGAATTGATAGACCAAGACAAATACTATCAAACATTTGCTGATGTATTCGGAGATGTTGCAGAAGACAATAACTCAATGTTTAATGATTACGGACAATCATTTGATAGACAATCTTTAAGAAAAGATTTTAATCCAAAATTAACCAAAAAATTTATTAAAAACTACACTATGAAAGGAGTACACTAATGAGTAAAGTAAAACAATGGGCAACAGACGTTGCTGAAAAAGCAGTTGATGATATTATTGCAAAAGTTAAGAATAAAATTATTGACTTAAAAACTGCTAAAGACGATATCTTAAAAATAGATAATCTTGCTTTAGTTTCAATTGACGAAGATAATATTGATGAAGTATTAGAAATGGAGTTGAATATATGAGTAATATAACAGACCAATTTATCGGAAAAGACGATATCGGTAAAAACCTATACAGAAAGAAAACTTATTATACTTTATGTATAGAACAAGATTGTCTTGCTAAAAATCAAGAAGAAGCAGATACTAAATTAAGTGATTGCGGAATTGATTATAGTAAAATTACTAAAGATTTAGCAGAAGAAAAAAACGGTGTTGAAACTTATATGACAGACGCCAACTATACAGATTCAGCTAAAACTGAATATGTTGCAAAAGTTGTTTATGATGACTATGACGGTTTAGAAAATGCTATAGAAAACGGTGATGTTGAGTTAGACACATATGCTTCAGAAAACGATATAATTACAGCAGACGGTAAAGTTGTTGATAAAGAAGAATCACCACTTGATGATTTGCACGAAGCATTAAATCCTAATAACAGTTATAAACTAGTAGAGAGTAAATAATGAATAAAGAAACTATACAAGAGTTTATATTAAGAGGAGGTAAAGTAAAGATTTTACCTGCTCAAAAAGTTAATACTACAAATATTGTTAGAGCAAATACTGCTTACACACACGGCAGAATGAAAATGTTACATAATGTAAAATTGAGTGGTATGGGTGCTTATACTTTTGAAAAGAAGGTAGCATAATGAATTTAGAACACGGAATATTATTAATGTTTATCGGAATGACTTTATCAGTTGTTGTATTGTTTATTGCTTATTACTTCGGAAGTAAAGATAAGAAAAAAGAAAAATTAACCGAAGTAGAAAAATCATTAAGAGATTTATATAAAAGAAACGGAGATGACACAAACTAATGAACAGAAGATTAAAACATTTTAAAGACGGCAAACTTCACATTTATGTAAGAACAGACAAGTACAATGATAAAATCAAGTCAGATATTTGGGTTGGTCGTACTTATATTGAAGGTAGTGATATTGTTAAATCTTCTGGTACTAAAGATTTTAAGAAAGCAAAAGAAATCTTATTTAAATGGTATGATGAATTACAATTTAAAAAAGAACACAATATTAAAATACATAAAAGACATAAATTAGAAAGATTTTTAGATAGACATAACCATACAATGGAATTAATTAGAACTATACTTCCAATTATTTTGTTAGTTATGCAAACAATAATTTTGATAAAGGTATTTAACTAATGAAATATAACGAAGATAAAATATTAAAAGAAGTTTTAGAATATATCAAAGGCACATATTCAAAACACTATTCTACTACTAAAGAAGGATTCCAAGTCCAAGATATGTTAAGACATTTAAAGATAGACAAAGATTTCAGTTTATCAAATGCAATAAAATATCTTTGTAGATACGGTAAAAAAGAAGGTAAAAACAAAAAAGATTTATATAAAGCAATACACTATATTGTATTATTAATATCAAGTGAGGAAAATGAAAAAAAAAACTAAAAAACTTATATTAGAATTATTAAATTTTTGGCCAATGACAATAGTTGTGCCAATAATGATTTTTTTAATTTTAACAGCAAACATATGGTAAGTAATAAGATTATATACAACAATATGAATTTCTACTATGATGTAAATGATATGAATATATCAATTTATGGTAAAGCGTGGAAACCAGTTGAGTATTTAAGTAATACAGGAAAAAGAGAGAAAGTAAAACAACATATATTAAAACAAGACTTAACACAAAGAATAGGAGGAAAAAAGTATATGACATTATTAACAGAAAATCAAACAATCAATGGTTTTGATAATACAGCAGATGTATTAATATCAATAAAAGAAAGCATTGAAGATGATAATAAAGATACAGCAATTGATATGGTAAATCAATTAATTGATGTTGAAAAAGAAGAATCAGATATTGATGTTTCTTTAAATTTAGAAAATCAAAGTTGTGATTGCAATATGTGTAGAAGTGGAACTAACTAAAATGACTAGGATCCACCCTATAGCAGACTATCAAACTAGTTGGAATAGCTCACCAGAACCCTTGCTAGAGGGTCGGAAACGTCAAAAAATGAGTAAAATAGGGGTTATTTAGAGCTTGACATTACCAACGGTTTATGATAGTATATAAGAGAATAAAGAGAAAGGACATACAATATGAGTAAAAGTAATAGTACTGTGATATATAATAAAGACAATATCTACAAAGAGTTTAATGTTGCTAAAAATAAAGACATTGAACTATCAGACAAGAAAACGCAAGACGAAAAAGAGAACGACATCCATACAAACAGATTGCAGTTTTGTAAAGAACACCTAGAGTTATCTACAAATGACCCAGGTTTATACGATTGTGATATTAAGTGGGAAAGTTTAATAACTGCTTATTCTTCTGAACAACCAAGAGACCATTTCTATAAAAGTGTATTCGGCAGAACTTATGCTGAACAAGTAGAATTTGAAACGTCTGATGATAAAGATGATGACGGAGGAGAAGAATCCTATTATAGAAGTAGAAGAAAACAAAGAGGCTATAAAAGATAATTAATGCCAAAACCTACGTTTAAAGAAATTGTTGATCCACAGCAAACTGTATGTGATAATTTTCACGAATGGATACAAAAACAAAGTGAAAATTATGATCCACTTATGGTGAATATGACGGCTTTGGGTCAATCATTAAAAATTATGAAGTCAGTAATGCCTAGTGCAGATTATGACCGAATGATGGAAACGGTTTATCAATCAAAAGATAAGATTGAACCGTTTAAGAAACCAAGAGTACATTAATAGAAGGAGAATATTATGAAAACTATAATGACAATACTAGTGTTTATTACATTAACAACTACTGCTTATGCAGGACCTGTTGAAGATAAAATTAATGCTGTAAATACGTGGTTTGCTAATGAAAAAGCAACTACTATTGAATTTCAACAAGTACAATGGCAAGAAGGTAAAGACCAAATTGCTAATACTATTTTGAAATTTAAAAAAATGTTTAATTGGAGTAATTAATGGCATACGGAGATTTTGTTTGTACAAGTGCTAATGACGGCACACATTATTTCAGACCTATTACTGCTAGAGCTCAAACACTCTGGCAGAAAAAGGATTTTAATAAATTAGTAATTGATAATAACGAAGACTATTACATAGTTAAGAGTGTTGATAGTCAGAAAATATGTAATGAGATACGCAAGAATAATATGGATTTTACTAGCTAGTCTAGTATTAACGAACTGTGCTAACAGGTCCCATACAGGTGCTGTGTTAGGTGCAACAACAGGAACAACAATATGTTTAGAGTACATATCAGATAATCCTTATTTGATTGCTACTTGTGCTGTTGGCGCTGCCTTTGCTGGTGCAGAAATTTTATATAAAAGTGATAAAGATGTACATAACGCTGTGTTTGTAGACCATTTAAATACAAGTGGTTATGGTTCATCTTATACGAATTGGTATAATTCTAATACAGGAAATAGTGGAACTATACACATAACAAAATCATATCTAGTTGCTACTATTAAATGTAAAGATTATGACCACGTAGTAGATATAACAAGTCAATGGCCTATGATTGGTGTTGGCGGAGTTACTAGAAAAGTACAGTTTGGAAGTGCTTGTCAAATGCCAGATGGAAGATGGATTGAAAAACCAGTTGGTTTAAATGCAAATTATATTATGGAGAATAAATGAACCCGAATAAAATAAAAATTTTTATGTTTGCTACTCTAATAATGATTACTATATTATTATGTATCAATATGGCTTGGAGTGCTGATATTGAGTGTGTTGAGTGTGATTTAAACACAAAAGAATTTAAAGACGCTAAAGTAACCGAAATAGAGTGGCATAATGCCGATGGAACTATACAACGTAGTACAAAAGTTGAAGATGGTTCTCAAAAAGTATTATATAATAATGTTAAACCAGTTGAAAATGACGCTGACCAATATTGTTATATAAAAGTGATTATTAAACAAAGTGCTAATGGAGATATTTCCAAAGAAGAAAAATTATATTGTTCCGATGGTAGAAGTGGTGTATCAGATACACCTACCTATTGGGAACTATTTGCTCAGTTTTACTATGCTAGCGTTTCTACACCCGATTATTGTAGATACTATAGTCGTAAAAACCACGCTTTTAAATCGTACGGAAAAGTGTGTTTAAACAAGTACGGAGAATGGAAGGTAAAATAATGATTAAAAATATAATCATAATTTCACTTCTTCTAGTTGTTGTATATGGGGTCACGGCTGACCAATTTTTGGGATATGCCCAATCCAGCATTGACTTAATACAAGAACTGTTATATAATGTACAAAGGAGTGTGAAAAAATAATGAACAAATACATTAAGATTTTATCAGTTGCAGTACTAGGACTATTATTGTCTAACTGTGCCGGTAATTATAAAATCAAAAGTGAAAAAGGAAAAGTAGTTAATACTGTTCCAAAATGGTATATGGCCGATTTTTCTGATACTAAAGCGTGTGATACGCCTAGATTTGGTAAAGGAAAAGAAAAGGAATGTATCTTTGGAGTTGGTACTAGCGTTTCACCAGACTTGAATCTTGCAATTGAGAAAGCCAAAATGATAGCGAAAGCTGAAATGGCGGACATAATCAAAGGCGAAATGAATAAAGAGTCTAAACAGTTTATTACGGAGATTGGAAAATCTAATACTAAAACTGTTGTTAGTGAAGTAGAATCTGTATTGGTAAATATAATTAAAGATACACCAGTTAGAGGATATGAAATCTTTGCTCAAGACGTAACCTTAACAAAGAACGGTTACTATAGAGCTTGGATTGGTTTGAGATTGCCATTAGGTGAATATAATAAAATGTTCAACTATACAATTGAACAAGCTACAGACGCTTATAACTTGAAGTATCACGCTAACAAGTCGTTTGATAACCTTATGAAAAAGGATGATGATGATGGAAAAAAAGTTAGCAATTAAAGATATCACAGTATATTCAAAAGAAAATTGTCTATACTGTGTGAAGGCAAAGTCCCTCCTAAAGGGACTTGGTCTAACTTTTACAGAAAAGAAATTAGAAGAATTTAAGTCAGTAGATGAAATGATTAAGGACATTGGTAAAAAAGTAAGAGCAATGCCTCAAATTAAGATTGATGGAGAACTAGTTGGTGGATACAATCAACTTGTAGAGTATTTTAATAATAAAGGTTTAGTGAATTTTAAAGGTGATATTATACGTGACTAACGAGGACGAAACAAAAAAAGATAACTTAATTTTATTTCCACAGAATAGAATTAAAAAGAGAATAACACAACCACAAGAATCTCCTTTTACAAAACGATTAAAAGAGCAACAGACTAAAGAGTTTATTGAACAAAGTGTAGATGAACTTGGATTTGAGTTATTAAGAAAATTTAATGATATGGGATTAAAGACTACAAAAGAACTTTTTACTAAAGACCTTGCGTTAGTTATTGATTGTATAAGAGGTTTGATTTATAGAGATTTTGGTTTATCACATACTGCTCAATTGATGTCAAATAAAATGGTATCAATAAAATTTAATAAAGCAGGTAAAGCTATGGCAGCTAGGATAGATTATTCAGATTTTATGAATGGTAAAAAACCAAAACAACCAAATGTTTTTAATAAAGAATTTAAAGAAGAGTTAAACGATTTACAAGATGGATCAGATTTGTTTGAATCTGATATGGACTTAAATGGAGATGATGATAAGAAATAGTTTAATGATATTAATAATGCTTACTTTAATTAACTGTAGTGGTCAAGAAAAACCTAAATTGGATGCAATGGGTAAATTTTTTGATTGTTTAGGTGATAGTAGTAAGTGTGAGAATTTAAAGAATTCCAATGAGGAATAGTCACAATGGCAGACTTAAAAATGCTAATAATAAAGGAGAATAAAACAATATGTTTTTTTCAAAAAAAGTAGTTGCACCAAAAGTTGTAACTAAAGGAAGAAAATCCTTATCAAAAACTACAAAGGTTTTAAATCTTTTGTCAAAAGGTGACCCAGTTTCTTGGAAGACTTTAAGAAATAGATACGACCTGATTTCACCAAGAGCGATGGTTGATAAACTACGTTCAAAGGGTCATATGATTTATATTAATAAATCAAATACAGGTACATCTTATAGAATAGGAACTCCTACAAAAGCAATAATTGCTGCTGGGATAACTAAACTGTATGGTACAGAATACGCTTATAGTGCGTAATTGAATCGTAACCAATACGATTGATACAGGCGACCTGTTTTACGGCTCGCCTGTATTCTTATTATATGAAAACAACAGATTTAACACCAGTAGAAATTCATAATAACATCTATTACAAAAGGGATGATTATTATGCTCCATATGGTAAAGACAATGTTAATGGAGGTAAGACAAGACAGGCAATTTGTTTGTTTGAAGAATTAAAAGATGAAATTAAAAACAAATATAATGGTGGAGTAGTTACAGGTTCATCTGTTAATAGTCCACAAGCACCTATCATAGCGGCAGTTGCTCAAGACTTTGGTTTTAAATGTGTTATAGGTGTAGGTGGTACAACACCTAAAACAATAGACACCCACCATATGATAAGATTATCAAGACACTATGGTGCTGATATTGAAAATGTTGCAGGTCACGGATATACAGTTGCAATAGATAGTGGATTAAAAAAGAAAGTAATGGCTAAAAATGGTTTTATGTTAATCAAGTTTGGTAATAGTGCTGCTACGAATCCAGAATCAATATTTGATAGTGTTGCTAATCAAGTTGAAAACATACCAGATAAATTAGATAATTTAGTAGTTGCAATAGGTAGTGGTATACAGTTTGCAGGTATAATTAAAGGGATAGAGAAATTTAAGAAAAAAGTAAAGAGAATTATAGGGGTCACTTTTGTTGACCGTAGTAAAAAGATTGATGAGTATTTAAATCAATTTAGTAATCTTGAATTAGGGTTTAAGAATTTTCAAGATTATGAAATGCATAAGACACCTTTACCATATTCAAAATCAGTATGGGAAGATGTTGGTAATGGTTTTATTGACGATATATACGAAGGTAAAGCACATAAGTGGATGAGAGAAAACATAGATACTACAAAAGAAAAAACGCTATTTTGGAGTATCGGGAGAAGATTAACAGCGGAAGAAGTAGATAAGTTATATAAATAGTTATATGATTAATATTACAAATTGGAGTATAAAATGGCAGAAACAGCAAAACAACACCCATCATTAATAAGTAAGTCTTCTATGGAAGCAATGGCTAGTACAGCCGGATCAGGCGACCTATTATTTTCAGAAGTCTTAACTAAAGTAAATAACGCAAAAGATAGAGCTAAAAAGGTAGAGATTTTAAAACAATATAATCATCCATCTTTAAGAATGCTTATAAAAGGATCATTTGATCCTAGTATTGAGTGGGAAATACCAGAAGGTGTACCTCCATATATGGAAAATTCAGCACCAAAAGGTACAGAACATACAATACTTAAAACTGAAGCTAAACGATTGTGGCATTTTATTAAAGGTGCAGATACTAAAACTACAAGAACTCAAAAAGAAACTTTGTTTATTCAAATGTTAGAAGGATTACAAGCAGATGAAGCGAAGTTATTGCTTAGTATAAAAGATAAAACTTTACATAGAACATATAAAGGTTTGAGCGACTCGGTAGTAAAAGAAGCCTTTGGATGGAACGAATTGTATCAAAACCTAGAGAAAAAATAGATATTTTTAGCTAGTATTATCAAAAAACGTTGATTTTACTAGTGTTTTAGTGCTTGACTTTACTATCTTTATTGTGTATAATAGATACTATAAACAATAAATATTAGGAGAGAAATATATTATGAAAAAAGTGATGTTTATTATACTATTGAATTTAGTATTATGGTTTGGACTTACTAGTCTATCCACTATTGCTAATGCAAATGAATATAATAAAGCAGTTATAGCACACGTCATAAAACAAAATGTTGATGGCAATAGTGTAGATAAAACTGCTTTAATGGAGCAAGAACTACACAGGATAGTATACGCTATGATAAATGAATTTAGTAGCGTTTTACAGAAACACCTACCAAATGTACTAGACAGTCTTGCTAGTGAAATCAGACAAAAAAATGATAAAGAGTTTAAATGTGCTCTTTTAAAAGGAAGTGATTATGAGTGTAATTGAAAATATAGTTAATACTTTGAATTGGATATATCAATATATCCCTAAAGAGTTAGTAATAGTAATTCTTGGGAGTATGATATTATTTGTTATTTTAGAACTAGGGGATAGAAAAAGAAAAAAACAATGGCTAAAAGAACAAAAACAATATCAAAAAAACAGAAAATCAAGAGAAAGTTAAAAAAAGAACTTTCTTCTGTTAAAATGTTAAAATATAAAACTACATATAAAGATATTAAAAAGTATTTTAAACTTATTAATGAATTTGTGTTTGCTAATAAGCTATCTCCCTTTAATGATATTACATTAGTGCATAAACCAAGAAACTACGTAGGACAAGTTGTAGTAAGTGATAAGATAGGAAAAGGAACTAGAAACTTTATTTTAGAAATGATGAAAGTTTATAGTAATAAAAAAGAGTTTGTTGATACGTTGGCACACGAAATGATCCATCTGTATCAAATGGCAAATTTAGGTGATACAGGAAATCATAATGATTTATTCTATAGTTTCAGACCAAAACTGAATACTATTGGATTAGATATATAATAGAAAGAGAAGTAAATTATGGGTGAAGTGAGAAAAACAAAAGAACTAGACCACTATTTGAAAAGACTAATAGTAAACGTTCCAGACAAAATTCAACAGTTTATAGATGATAAAGACGGCAAGTATTCTATGATTTATTATACTGGAAGTTGGTCACAAGATATATATGATAACTTTACTGAAATACAAGCAGAAAAGATATTTAAAAATATGGCACAATTTCAGAACCAAGTAAGTTTTATTCAAAAGAAAAATGATCCTTCAATTGGTGGATATGAGTATCAAATAGCAAGGTTTTAATGAAGTTTAAATTAAACTTAAAAAAATACAATTGCTTATTCAAAAAAATATATTGGTGGGCTAAAGCAACATTGTTAGTTGTAGCAATATCTTCACTTGCATATGCTATAGGTACATTTACACCAAATCCACTTGCAGTTAAGAAAGCAACAGAAAAAGTTAGAATAGAACACGCTATTTGGGCAGAACAATTAGGATTACACGAACCTAGTTTTGAATATACAAACTCAAAAGAATTTATTTTAGAATTAAACAAGTGTGTTGATTTTTTAAATTATCATACACCACCAGATAAAAGAGTACCAATTCAAATGGTGACAGCACAAGCGGCATTAGAGTCTGCTTGGGGTAAAAGTAGATTTGCTATGAAAGCAAATAACTTATTTGGTATTAGAGTATTTAAAAGTACACACAAACATTTATTACCAGAAGGTGTTGAAGAGTGGCCTGGTTGGGGAGTTAGAGTATTTGAAACAAAATGTAATTCAGTTAAAGAATACATAAGATTATTAAATGAACACCCAGCATATAAAGAGTTTAGAGTATTAAGAACAAAATTATTAAAAGATGGTGAACTACTAGACGCAAAAGCACTAGTAAGAACTTTAGAT